GCTTAACCATCTGCGACGAGATTATTTTTTTAATTACTTCTATTTCCAAACAGTCATACCTCCTGACTTGAATAATACTGTATAGCAGAAATAACGTAGGGCGTCCATTGCGTGGTCGAACTGTTTGATAGGCTTGTCCTCGCCATTCGCAGAGGCTTTCTCATCCCAGACATAAGCGTGGAACTCTTTCAGCGTATTCACACAACTCTCATGTATTGCTATTTTCTCTTGGCCTAGCATAGACCCAACAAAACGAATGCCTTCAAGGACATTATTTCTAGCTTTTTTGATTTTATATCCTCTCTTCTTCAATTCAGCAATGAATGAAGCAGCAGACGGGTCAATAATGATACGTTCGATGTTCGTATCTCCTAGCCAAGCAGTTAGATCATCAGCATACTCAGCATTGGTCTTCTGCACGTTCTCGTCACGACCTGAGTAATAATATTCTCTTGTCAAGTAATACTTGCCATTGATGTCTTTTTCCCACAAAAGAAAAACGGTCGCATTCTGCGTACCGTAGTCGACCGAAACATATTTACCCAGTTTACTCATTTCTGGCAAAGTTGATACAACATGCTTATCTTTGCTGAACATATCGTAGACAATACCTTCTGCCACCGTCCAAAGACCTTTAATATATCGCTGATAGAAAACACCTTGATATTGACTTCTATAACGCTTCTTGATGTTCTCTGAAAGAGAAAGGTTGTCGTCCATATCAAAATGAAGATAAAGCATATTCTTTGTTTCTGCTTTGTCTATCCAGTTGACTTTAAACCAATGATAAGGCCCGTCTGGGTTGCAGTTGAACCACCACTTAGAACCTGTCACAGAGCACCGCCCTGTGCCCTGGTTAACAAACGACTCAGGCATAAGCGCTACTTCATCGAAAAAGATACCTGCCAGCGTTAAACCTTGAATAAGATCCTGCGAACTTTCGTCCTTACCACCAAAGATATAAAAATCATTCGACACGTCGCCTTTTGTGATTTCTATCAAGTTATCCGTCCGATGATAGACGTAGCTAAAACCTCTTGACTGTATCATAACCAACAACAGTTTCAGGACGTTACGATTGAAAGAGCCAATTGTCTTACCACACATCGCAAAGTTCTGATGGTTAAATGATGTCATCGCCCAGATGACAAAAGCTAGGCTCATAGAGACAGTCTTGCCAGAACGGATAGCACCATCAGCAATAATGCCTTCTGATTCATGGACTGGAGAGTTCCAAAGCCACCAACTTAGCACCTTATTCTGCTTTCTGCTAAAAGGTTGGAATTCGAATGTACTGGTCTTTATTTTTCTTCTCGCCACGTTTCTTCGACTATCCCTTCTAATGCTTTGATAAAGCCATCATCATGAACGTTCTCAGGTTCATTGTCAGGTAGTTTAGATTTCAGAATCTCAATTCTCAATCTCTGCTCCTCTGTAGCAAGGCTTGAGCGAGTCAATTCATCATATGTTTTAATCATATTTCTAAGTTCTGACTGTATTCTTGCAATTGCAGCTAAGGCCTTACCCTGCTTATCCCAAGCGGTGTGAACTTCATAGCTTTCTCCGCCTTTTGCTGTGCTTGCAATAAGCATAGTGGTTGTATCATCAACGTCCTGAACATACAGAATGCGCTGGGCATGTAAAAGATTAGCATAGGTCAACGTGATGTTTTCCCAAAGAATGTCGATAGGCTGTTTTCCTGAAAGCTCTTGCGCTATCTCATATACCTCTTGAGGTAGATTCTTAGCAAACAGACCGTGTTTAAGGGCGTTTTGATTACCTACACTTCCGCCTTTGCTGTTCTTATTGCCTTTCGGCGCTCCCCGTTTCCTTTTTGTAGTACTACATTCATCTTTTGAAGTACTACAATCACTCCATTTATCTCTTAACTTCCAAACTGAGATAGTTTTTTCAGGCACGCCCAACATGTCACCAATCTTGCGGTTAGTGATGTTTCCGTTATTCTGCTTATAAATCTCAAAAGCTTTATCTCGGTTTGGGTCTCGTGCTCTGCCCAACCTATTACCTCCTATTTGTCCGTTTTGTAAATCAAAAAAAGCCACACGATGTGCGACCTTTTCAAGACCTCTCTCTGCGAATTAAAATCGCAATTGGAACGGCAGGACTCGAACCTGCCTACGTTTCAGACCCTTTATAGTCATATCGCTCCACCAACTGAGCTACGTTCCAACTGCAAGACGACTACTACCTTGCGTGTTAATTAGAAATAAATTTTCTGATTTATTTTTTTGTAGTCATTAACGGCGATGCCCGGAATCGAACCGAAAAGTTTGAAAATACATTGGAGAGAAAATCACTTTACGCCTGTCACCGCCATGTGAGGCCGAAGCCTCGGAAATAAAATGAAAAATATAAAGGAGACGTCAATGAATGAAATAGAGGGAGGGACTCGAACCCTCAACGCCTTTACGACACCCTGATTTCAGGTAACCATCTACCAAATCCTGAGACCTCTCTTTTCAATTCTTGACACTACCATTCTAACAGATTATCATTACAGTGCACATCAAGATTATTTTGATTAACACATATTCTCAAGATATTCTCAAGATAACTCAATAAATTCCAAATTATTCCAAAATTACCTCCAGCTCTTCAATAGCAACCTTACGCATGCTGTAATACGAGCTCTTGCTGATTGATAACTTATCACAAATATCCTCAATATACGTTTTAGTAATATATGTCATTCTCAAAATTGTCCGATGCTTCGGATTTGGTAACTTATTGATCATTCTACCTAATTCAAGTTTTCTGTTAATAACCTCTTTAGTATCCTGCTCTATAGCCTCTTTCATCACTACCAACTGAGTATAGACATCATCAACTTTTCTAGTCTGTCCACCTTGGACTTTGACATCTGACCACTTGGGGCTTGAGAGCAAACCTGCCTCAAGCTCATTGATTTCATCTATACGGCTTTGGATGTCCATGTCCAGATCCTGCAACTCTTTCAAGAGCTCTTTAGCCTTATTCACTCTCTGTCTCCTTTGTGATATAATAGTCTTTGCGAGAACTATTAGCTGAGGCAGAGAGTGCCTTGGCTTTTTTATTTTATTCTTTATTCGTGATCACACTACCTGCACCATTGACTGTGACCCAACCATGTTTTTCCCTTGCTTCTGCTTCTTTCATCCGAATAAGGTTATCTGTGATTGAATCTGACTTAGCTTTGTTGGCCTTGGCTTCACCTTCTGCTTTGATGATGCCTGCGTCTGCTTCGGCTTGAGCTTGAACT